GTCGTGTCCAGCTTCATAATAGTCTTTTCTGAAGTATCTAGAGAGGATGTTACTATTGTAGTACTTTGGTGTTCCGTTGTCAAGGGATTCAGTGAGGACTCCGTTGATGAAGAGTTGCTTCGTTTCTTCATAGTTTGTTTTGCCAGCTGTTTTATGTAAGCTGAGCATAACTCTGCTAAAGTTCTGTCTACCCAGTTGCTGAATTTCTTCCTTAAGTTCCGGACAAGACCCATAATACTTTTTCCAATCAGATTCAGATTTTACTTTTCTCTTTTTACCTCTCGGAGTTCTAAACTTCCAGAAATACTTACGCCCGATGTACTGCCGCCCGTTCTGCTTATTTGTAATACAGTAGACGAAACCGAAGAAATTGTCAATATCGTCAGAAGTAAAAGTTGCACCCTGATATATCCAGGGGTTTTCATAATCTCCTTCACCCACTGAGGGCGTTGAGGTGGTTTCCACTTTCCAATTCGTACACTCATAATCTTATTTAGTTTAATGTCCTGGGGAATTTACAGTAAAATTTCCTGCGTAAGTAATTCTATCATCACATTTATTTTTTGGCACATGATGAGTTAAGTTTCCAGGAAAAAGTACAACTCTACCTTCCTGTGGTTTTATTCTTTTACCACTAGTAGTAAAAACTAAAGGAGATGATCCTCTAGGAGACTTAACAAAATAAACAAAGGATATTGTAGAAGGTTGGTGCGTATGCTTAATAGTATAATCCCCCTTATTATATTTTGCCAACCAAGAGGACCCTAGACTAATGACTCTCTCTGTATGGGGATTAAAATCAAAAGAAGGAATGAGATTCGTAATCCACTGTAATATTAACTTTATATTATCAGGTTCTCTACCTAATTTAAAATTATGCTGAGTCCCTTTAATATTTGTATACTGAAAATTTTGTGGAGGATAAAAGGATAGAGTCTTTACATCCTCTATTATCTTTTTATTCAAAGATTCGGAAAAGGGATAATTATCAAGTTTTATCTTAAGATATTCATTGACCCTTATATCTTCCATATAGTTTCACAATATTCTTTAATGGATCTATCAGATGAGAAGAATCCAGACCCTGCGATATTTAATAGAGACATTGTATTCCAATCATCTTTATTTTTCCAACGACGACTTACATCATCCTGTGCTTGTAAGTAATCATCAAAGTCTGCCATAACACAGAAGGGATCATGAAGAATTAAATTCTGCACCAAAGGTTCAAACATATTCCTATCACCATGGCTAAAGTGACCACCCCTAATAAGATTAATTGCTTCCCACACTTCTGGGTTCATAAAATTCCTAGGATGATATCCATTCTGCCACAGTTCTGCTACCTCAGATTCAGTCTTACCAAAGAGGAAGAAGTTCTCCTCTCCTACTCTCTCACGTATCTCTACATTAGCACCATCTAGTGTGCCAATAGTAACAGCACCGTTCATAGCAAACTTCATATTACCTGTACCAGATGCTTCTTTACCAGCAGTAGAAATCTGTTCTGATAAATCAGCAGCAGGATAGACCATCTCACCTAACTTAACACTATAGTTTGGTAAGAATACTACACGTAACTTACCATCCATATCAGGGTCATTATTAATAACATCTGCAATATGACAAATAAATTGGACTATCAACTTTGCCATATAATATCCAGGTGCTGCCTTACCACCAAAGATTATTGTCCTTGATGGGAACTCTGCTCCATTCTTAATACGAAGATATTGAACAACCACCCACAAAGCAAGTAAATGTTGCCTCTTATACTCATGTATCCTCTTGACCTGTACGTCAAACATGCTGGAAGGGTCTACTGCTAATCCCAAATGATTGAAAATATAAGTGGCAAGATTGTGCTTTCCAAGTACCTTTGCTTCTCCTAGTTTCTCTAACAACCCAGAATCATATTCCAATTCCTCCAACTTCCTGAGAGATTCCATATTATTAATCCATTCAGGACCAATATACTCATCAAGAACTTCTGTAAGTGGTGAGTTACAAGAAGCAATCCATCTTCTAGGAGTAACACCATTAGTTACGTTAGTAAACTTATGAGGCCATAGGTCATAGAACTCTGGCATCAGTTGAGTCTTAACTAACTCAGAATGAAGTGCTGCAACACCATTTACATGATGAGAACCTACCGTAGCAAGGTGTGCCATACGTACTGACTTGTTACCAGTCTCATCTATGATGGATAGTTTCTCCAACATAGAGTCATCACCAGGATATTGGAGTCTTACTACCTGTAAGAACCTACGATTAATCTCATAGATAATCTCCATATGTCTAGGTAGGAGAGTCTTAAAGAGTTTAAGGTCCCACTTCTCTAGTGCTTCTGGTAATAAAGTATGATTTGTATATGCAATAGATTTACTTGTAATTTCCCATGCTTGTTCCCATTCAATATGTCTTTCATCAACTAAAAGACGCATTAATTCTGCTACAGCAATTGAAGGATGAGTATCATTCAATTGAACTTGCCAATGATTTGCAAATTCCTCTATAGGAACCTCCATTCTATCCAAACTATTAATCATATCTTGAATAGAAGCACTGACAAAGAAGTGCTGTTGCTTTAATCGGAGTATTTTACCCTGGTCTGTACCATCATTAGGGTACAATACCTTAGATATAGTCTCAGAAGAAACACTTTGTTCTACTGAACCAAGATAATCTCCAATATTAAATGCATAAAAATCAAATGTTTCCGTCGCATCTGCTCTCCATAATCTTAATCTATTACACGAATTAACTCTATAACCTAACTGCAATACATCATAAGGGACTGCAACTACTTGCTCATCAGGTACCCAACGTACCCTATAATTACCCCTATCTGACACATAGTTCTCCACCCTACCACCAAAACCTACAAATACAGACTCATCTGGTTGGCAAAGTTCCCATGGCCACTCTCCATGTAACCAGTTATCTGTAATCTCAACCTGCTGATTATCTACTATTTGCTGCTTAAAGATGCCATACTTATATCTTATCCCATACCCTGTCGCAGGGACCTTCAAGGTCGCCAGAGACTCCATATAGCAAGCAGCAAGACGACCCAGACCACCGTTACCTAGTCCAGGTTCTTCTGCTACATCTAGAATATCTTCTAACGTCCTATCATATTCTGCTAATGCTTCCTTTGCTTCGTCCCTTATACCCAAACTAATAAGATTGTTATTAAGTTGAGGTCCAATAAGAAATTCTGCTGATAGATATGCTACTTCTTTCCTTGGATGACGTGGAAGGTCTAACCAATAGGTCATCATCTGGTCTCTTACAGCATAACTTAATGCCATATAGAAATCATGTGTAGTAGCAATCTCTGGTCTCTTACCTAGCGTATAAAAAAGACGCTCCTTAACACCATTATAAAGGTTATTTTTCATTAGAGTTTGAATCCAGAGAAGGTATCCTTCTTAACGTCTTGTTTGATACCACCAATCACATAAGACTCTACCTCAGTTTCTTGTGGTGCTACCTGCATATCCTTAGAGTTTAACCAATGAGTGGTCCAAGGAAGAGGATTGTTTTTTAAAGCAACATCATACTGTGGTTTGAGTCCTATCGCTTTTAAACGACGATTAGCAATCCACTCAACGTAAGTTTGAAGGAGTTTGTCATTTAATCCTATCATACTTCCATCTTTAAACAAGTAATCTGCCCATGCTTTCTCTTCATTTACACACCTATCAAACATTTTATAAGTCCATTCCTCTTCTTCCTTCATAATCTCAACCATTTCAGGGTCATCACCCTTAGCCCAATTGTTTAAAATAGTCTGGGTGAGGACAAGGTGTTGGTTCTCGTCTCGTGCAATAAGTCCAATGATCTTGGCACTTCCTTCCATAAGTTTGTTCTCACCAAAAGCAAAAGAACAAGCAAAACTGACATAGAACCTAATACCTTCCAGTATATTGACATTCGCAATTGCCCGATAAAGTTTTCTCTTTAAATCTTTTAAGCACCACTGTGAAGATGGAGAACCCTTTGCACTCTCAGTCCACATACACCCAGTACCCCATGCCTGAGCATCTCTAATAAAGTCATCATATGATGCTGTAACACTTGAAGCACGTTCTAATATCCTCTCATCCTTAAGAACAGTATCAAATACCTCAGCAGGATCTGGATATACATTCTTAACAATGTAAGTATAGGAACGACTATGAATCATCTCCATAAATCCCCACACTTCCATACATGCTTCTAGTTCTGGTAAAGAACAGTATGGAATGAATGCCATACCAGGTGCTCTACCTTGAACACTATCAAGCATAGTCTGGTACTTCAGGTTAGAAGTAAAGATATGCTTCTGCTCTGGACGTAAAGTATGATAATCTGCCCTATCTTTCTGTAAAGAAACCTCTTCTGGTCTCCAAAAGTATCCTAACTGTTGAGTAGTTAACCTATCAAACGTAGGATACTTATAGGAATCATACCTTTGAAGTCCTAAAGGTTGACCAAAAAACATAGGTTGCTTTTTGGTATTCACTTCTTCTGTATTGAATACAGTCATACCATCTACTTTAGACATTACAAGCGTCACACTCCTCAGCGTTTTCTAATTCAGTCAATAAACTATCAAGTTTTGATTGAGTTCCTCCCTGAATACCAACTTCTCCTTCATCGTGCCACCCAATAGGATGAGCCGGTTCATCAGCATCACTCTTAGCATCATACGTGTTCTGATAGTATGATGTCTTCCAACCATACTTGTATGTGGTCAAAAGGTCCTGTGCCATTACGCTAACAGGAACTTCAGCGTCGTCGTAATGCTCCGGATTATAGGACCAATTTCCAGAAATCGCTTGATCAAAGAACTTCTGCATAACAGCAACAATATTAATATAACCAGTATTCCCAGGCATATCCCAAAGGAGCGTATAGGCATTCTTCAGACTAGCATAGGAGGGAACAATTTGCTTAAGAGGTCCTTTCTTTGATTTTTTAACGGACAGGTATCCTCTAGGTGGCTCGATTCCATTGGTTGCATTTGACACAACGGAACTGCTCTCCGAAGGCATTTGTGCGGACAATGTTGAGTGCCTAAGACCGTGGGTGGTGATATCATTCCGTAGACTCTCCCAATCATGCTGCAACTCCTGACTACAAATGTCATCTACATCACGTTTATATGTATCAATTGGTAGGATTCCATCAGCATACTTAGTCCTTCCAAAGTTCTCACACCATCCCTTCTCCTGTGCAATCTTATTAGATGACTTGAGAAGGAAGTATTGGAAAGATTCAGCAAGTCCATGAACAGCATCCCATGCCTCTTGTGATTCATACTTGAACCCAAGTTTAGCAAGATAATGTGCTAGACCAATAAATCCTACTCCAAGTGAACGACGTGCCTTTGTGGCTTGTTCTGCGGCAAGTACAGGATACTCCTGATAGTCTATCAGTTCCTCTAGTCCACGCACAGATAAATCACACAAATCTTCAAGTTCCTTATCAGATGTAATCTTACCTACGTTAACAGCAGATAAGATACATAAAGAAATCTCACCTAGATGGTCATCTATATGGTTAATAGGGTAGGTAGGAAGGGTAAT